AGCCAATCCGCCGGTCTATACGCTGGGCAGCCCGTCGGCGGTCAATGTTTCGGTACTGGACAATATTGTTTGGGCCAACAATTCCTATGGAATCCAGGCCTACGGCGACTACCTGGACATCAGCGGGAACCAGGTTCTGCAACCAACGCAAGGTCTGGGCGGTATCGTGATTGCCGCACGCTATTCGCGTGTGCAGCGCAACTCGCTCAATGTCCCGGGTTCTTATATCGGAATCGACTCGGGCGGCTGTTATGATTGCGACATAGCTGATAACAGCATCACCGGATCGACGATCGGGATCAACCCTGGTGGATCGCAGTTCGTAACAGTCAGCGGCAACAAGGTACGAGACTGCCAGATTGCGATGTCGATTTACGACATCGAGGCGGATGGCTATGGCGTGGCGTTCCCAGCACCGGTTTCCTGTCTGACGGTGGAACGGAATACGCTTGTCGTGTCATCCGGTGGGACAGGCATTTCGGTGCTTGATGGCGCGGTCGGGGTGGCGATTCTCGATAATCGTTTTCAGCCCGCCAACAGCGGCGTCGGAGCCAACCAGGCGTTGAGCCTTCGCACGGCGACGACGATTCTGCGTGGCAACACCTGGAACAGCCTTGACCGGACGGACCTCAATCCGAACCCGCAGAATTTGCTCGAAATACCGGATGTTTTCGATACCATCCGAATCCCGGCAGGCGGCGAGGTTGTCGACAGCCTGGTGCCCGTGACGGTGGCGACGACCGCCGGCCAGGTCTCATATCTCACCGTCAGCAATGGCGGCAGCGGCTACACCGCGGCGGCAGTAGCCATCAGCGGCACGGGGAGCGGTGCGGCGGCTACCGCGATGATCTATGGCGGCAGCCTTATCGGGTTCCGGGTCACCAACAACGGCAGCGGTTACATCGCAGGCAGCACGAACTGTGTCATCAGCGGTGACGGGAGTGGGGCGACTGCCAGCGTGACGATCGGGGTGCCATTGCAGCAGAACCGACGCATTCGGCTGCTGGTGGAGCAGGGGACCACGATCAAGCTGACTGGGCAGACCATGGTGCAATGGAATACCACGCAACGAGATCTGGTGGTCGAGGCGAACAGCGTTATCGAGTGCGTCGAAAACAATGGCGGCTGGGTGCTCTCAGGCTTTTACCCGGCGGCGTTGCTGCAGTCGGCTGTCGGTGGCGACGTTACTCTGGCGGCCCCGGCGGGCGGCAAGGTCTGGCTGCAGCCTGGCAGTGGCGGCGAGGTGATGCTGCCGAACCTCCCGACGTCCGCCACCGGGCTACCGAGCGGCGCCGTGTGGCGTCAGGGCAATACTCTGAACATCGTTTAGGAGCGGACATGGCTGCTTATCACCTGATCGTTCACAACCCCTTCGGCGCCTATCCGAAGGGTGCCCACATACGCGACGTGGCGGAGGTAGAGCGGATTCTGGCTGGTCCAAATCGCGCCAATGTTCACCGGATAGCGCCGGTCGGTGAGCCGGTGTCGCCGCCTACGCCCGTTACGGAGACACCGGCATGACCATCTTCACATTGGGGCAGACCAATACCGCTGCCCTGACGGTGCCGAACGTCTATGTGGCCATCGTTCCGCCGCAGATCACCTATATCAACGGCGTGCCGAGCGGCGTGCTGGGGATGGTTGGCAGCGCTACCTGGGGACCTGTAGGTGCGCCGACCACTGTGGGTAGCTATGGCGAGTTTGTGACCAATTTCGGCACGCTACAGGCGCGGCGCTACGACCTCGGCACTGCGGTGGCGGTGGCGGTGCAGCAGGGCTGCGGTAACATGGTCTGTGTTCGGGTCACCGATGGCACGGACACGGCCGCATCCTATGCTCTGGCCTATGTCGCACCGAATTATGGTGCGCTTCTGACCAGCCGCTACACCGGGTCCTATGGCAATGCCACCGGCATCATCATGGGCAGCGGGTCGGCGGCGTCATCCACCAAACTCACGCTGACATCGCCTGGTGCGCCGCCTGAAATATTCGATAACATTCTTGGCAGTGGACCGACGTTCTGGACCAATCTGGTCAACGCCATCAATAACGGTTCGGGCTTGCGTGGACCGTCGAGGTTGGTGGTGGCAACCCTGGGATCGAATATCTCTGCCGCGATACCATCCTATCTGCCCACTCAAAATCAGACGTTGCAGGGCGGCGCCGACGGTGCTGGCTTGGTTGATACGGCGCTTCTGCTGGGTGCCGACGGGAACGTGCGCAAGGGCATGTATGCGTTGCGAAGCACGGGTTGCTCCGTCGCCGTGCTAGTTGATTGCGCCGACAGCACGTCCTGGTCGACGCAGGTGGCGTTCGCGCTATCGGAAGGCGTATACATGATCGACTGCGGTCCGGCTGGAGACACTATTGCGGACGCGGCCACGATCAAGACAGGTGCCGGGATCGATACCTATGCCATGAAGATCCTTTTTGGGGATTGGGTGTACTGGCTTGACACGACGAACGGCGGGCAGATCAGGCTGATCAGTCCAACGGCTTTCTCGGCCGGTCTGGTCGCCAACATGTCGCCGGAACAATCCAGCCTCAACAAGCAGGTCCAAGCCATTGTCGGCACGCAAAAGACCGCTTCGAACTCGCAATATTCCCAGGCTGACCTCCAGCAGCTCGCTGCGGCTGGCATTGACGTGATTGCAAATCCCGCTCCGGGGGGCGCGTATTTTGCGCCGGTGATCGGCCGAAATGCTTCAAGCAACGCTGTAATACATGGCGACAATTATACCCGGCTGACCAACTTCATCGCATCCACCATCAATGCCTGGATGGGGCAGGTCGTTGGGCTGCTGCAAACCCCGACCACGCGCCGCCAGGCCTTTACGATGCTGGACCAGTTTTTCTTCAATCTTTGGCAACAGGGGATCATCGGCAACGCCGATGGGACGCAGCCGTACAGTATCGTGCTCAACGACAGCAACAACCCACCCTCGCAGGTAGCCCTGGGCTACATGCAAGCGAACGTTCAGGTGCAGTACCAGAGTGTCATCGAGTACATGCTCGCCGAAATCGAGGGCGGCCAAAGCGTTCAGATCACACGCCAGGCGGTGGCGCCGGCACAAAATGCGTAAGGGGTGCTGACCGATGCCAATAAATGGGTTAAATGTCGGCCGCGACGTGGTGCTCGACATCGTCGATCCCGCCAATGGCGGCGTACTGGCTTGGGCGACCATTACGTCATTCCAGGCGCGCCAGAAGAGCCGGCAGTTGCAATCCATTGCAATGGATGGAACCAACAACTACGCCGAGGTGCCGCAGGGCTGGGACCTCAGCTTCCAGATCGATCGTTCGAGCCCGGTGGTCGACAATTATTTCGCGACCCTAGAGAACGACTATTATAGTGGAGTAGCAACGGTGGGGATTCAGGTCACGGAGACGGTTTCGGAGGCTGATGGCAGTACGTCGCAATACCGCTTCGAGAACCTGACACTCAAGCTGGCTGATAGCGGTTTGAAATCCGGTGACAACTACATCAAAATGAAAGTTGATGGATCTGCGAGCCGGCGGCGGCAGATCACCTGATGGCACACGTCACAATGCACGCCGAAACGGCGCGGAATGATACGGACCTGCCGGCTGGCGATTTCCGCATCGTTCTCGATGACGGTAGACGTATCACCTCCAGGGCCATGTTAAAGGTGCGCGAGGAGATGGCACTATCGGAATATATCGGTGCGGATACGCGCCTCAATCCGGTCTGGGTATTATGGGCAACCATAGCCTGTTGCGTGACGGAAATCGACGATGAGCCGGTGAGGATGCCGGTGAGCAAGCTTCAGATAGAAGCATTGATCGATCGGATCGGCGACGAGGCAATGCGCGCACTGCTGGTACGTTATCGGCGTAACAGCGAAGAACGAGAGACGCGCACACTGGACCGAGCAAAAAACTAGCCGGGCACCCCGGTTTCAGGACCGCACTGTATCTGGTGAGTTGCGGGGTGCCCTATGAGACGGCCTTCCAGATGGATCCGGCGGAAGCCTGGGCATCCTGCGTCGTGTTCGGAGAACTCGGCGCGGGGTCACGCCTGCCGGCGCATTTCGATTGGAAAACCATGACATGGAGCACGCGTGATGGCGACTGATGTTCGCCTGGGCGACATTTCCGGGGTATTGCAGCGTTGGCAGACGGAGTGGCAGTCGGCACAGGCGGCCGCATTGGAACGTGTGTGCGCCATGCTGCAGGGGGAGGCCAGAGCGATTATCGGAGACGATGAGAAATCGGCTCGGTTACGCGACAACATAAAGACCGCGGTGGATGGTGACGACGCCTGCGTTGGCGTGCCCGGCGGCATCATCGGCGATGGCAGCTGCGATGATCGCAAGCGTGATATCGGCGAAGAAGCGGTGGCGCGGGAATTCGGCGGCACCGCGACGCCGGCTTTGTCATTTCTGGGTGCGGCAGCAGCGCGACGGCTGGAGGATGTGGGCAGCGGGCTGGCAGAGGATCTGGCGGAGGCGTTCCGTCGGAGCCTGCCGGGTGCTGCAGGCCATGCCCGATGATCGAGGCGTTCCGGATCGGCGTCCAGATGACCATGGACGCGGCCGACACTCAATCGGCGGTGGTGAGCCTGGCGCGCGATTTCACTTCTTTGAACGGCCAGATTACCCAGAGCCAGAGCGGGCTGTCCGCGGTTCGCGCCGGGCTGTCAGACTTAGCCGGGCAGCAGAAGTCGTTGCAGCGCGATCAGGCGGCGATACAAACTTCAGTACCATGGCAGGCTGCGACGGGGCTTGCACGGACTGAGCCGATGGCGACCAATTCACCGGTTGTGCGTTCTCATGAGCAGGGCAGTGCAACCGGGTTGGCTGCACCGGTGGCGCCAGTCGGCGTCGCCGCACCGCATACCTGGTTCCCGATCGGTCAAACGCCAAAAGATTGGGCTAGCGGTGGTGACGGATTTCAGACAAACACACCGCGCGAGCCGATCGTGTTCGATCCCGCGATGGCGATGTTGCCCAGTCTGGCGACACTATTGGCCCGGAACGATCCGCGATCTGCGACATCGAACGATCTGACGAAGCTCCGGTCTTTCGCGCCGCTGAGCGAGGATGGAATTGGCATCGGGGATTTGCCGGATCGGTCGCCGGCAAGTAGCCGCGTGCCACCTGGCGACGGTTCATTGCTCAATGATCTTTCGTCCAGCATTGCCGGTTTAGCCGGCGCCAACACGGTAGGTGCCTTCGCTATCGACCATGCCCATCATTTGGATTTCCCGACAGCGGCGCGGGGGGATGATCGTTTTGAACATGCTACACCCGAGGTTGACTACGCGGGCGAGCGCGCATCACCGCACGGATGGTCGGTTAGTCCGTCGGATGTCGATACGGCATCGACGCTCGCTGTTGCGGTCGCCCGATTAACATCAACGGCCACCGATGCTGCACGTATGCTGGCCGCAATTCCGGGTGGTTCGGCAACGGCAGCCGCGCAGAATCAATCCCATACCACAATGTTTCCGCCGATGTTGCCGGAAGCCCCAGGCGTTGGCCTGGAGAGACCAGCACCGGACGAGCCGCATCTGGCGCGGCGCGCGGGGGCATCCGACGACGGCCGGGCGAATGAAGCGACGCCGGTGGTTATCCATACGGATGTCCATCTTGACGGCCAAGTGATTGCGCAAGCGGTGACCCAGCAGATTGTCGATTGGATGAACGGTCCTTTGCCGGGCGGGGGCGGCTTCGACCCGCGACGTTCGTACACACCCGTCGAGAGCTGAAGCGATGACCGATACACCGGTGTTACTGGGCGGCTTCGCTTTCACAAGCTGGGCGGTGCCTGAACGGATCAATGGTGGCGGACGCCAGCGGATGGTGGTGCATAAGCTAATCGGGGGCACCCGGGTTATCGATGCGATGGGTTGGGATGCCGACCAGATCCAGTTCTCCGGCCGGCTGCGCGGCACCGGAGCCATGCTGAATGCGCGCCTGCTCGAGACCTTGGCGCGCAGCGGCAACCCGACAGTTTTCAGCTATTGGACCAACCGCTATCAAGTGATCGTCGATAGTTTTGCCTGGAGTTTCGAGCGCTACTACGAGATTCCCTATAAAATTCGTCTTACGGTCGTGGCCGATCTCACGCAGCTTCTATGGCAGAGTGCCGCCGATACGCTGGACGACCTGTTCGGGGCGGACTTTTCAACGGTTAGCGTGGCTGCCGCCGATTTGCCGACCGTCACTGCTGGGCTGGCGCAGGTTGCGGCAGCGCAAGCGGCTGTGGGTACGCTGCAGGGTGCCGGACCGCAAACCTTGTTGCCACTGGCTGCTGCGGTCGGCACGACGCTTTCAACCGCCCAGGATTTGCAAGGAAGCCTCGATAGCGGCTTCCCCGCGGCCGCGGCGGGCGGTGTCGTCACCGGCGGCGATCCTGCGGTTCTGGCATCATCGTTGACGCAGCAGACAGGCAACATGCAACTTCTGGCAAACGCGACGCAGTCGTCTTCGGTGCTCACCCGCATGCAGAGCAACCTAGCGGCGGTACCGCAATGAGCGGCAACACGACATTGACCGTGGCGGGCGGCAATCTGTTTCGGATCGCCGCGCAAGAACTTGGCGATGCGACGCAATGGAACCGAATTGCGGCGGCGAACGGCCTGTGGGACCCGTTTCTCGACGGCGTGGTGACGCTGACGATCCCTTCGGTTGATCCCAACGCCGGTAATGGTGGCATTCTTGGGCAGCCCTAATTCCATCGCGTTGCCGGCGACGCGCAAACCCTCAATCGGCATGGCGGTAAATGGGGAGCGTGTGCCGGGATTGCTTGGGATTTCCGTCACCCGCAATAATTTTCTTGCGGCGGACATCTTCACTGCGCGAGTGGCGCTTAACGACACCGGCGCCTTATATCCCGCGTCGTTCTGGGCGCTGCAGGACAGCATAGAGCTGAATTTGATGATCTCGCTCGATAGCGGCGCATCACAGAGCGTAATCGTTGGACCGGTCGACAAGGTCCTGATCGACCAGGCACGACAATTGATGACCTTGTCGGGCCGTGACTACACGAGTTCGTTTATCGAGACGAAAATCTCGGAAAAATTCCAGAACCTTACGAGCAGCCAGATAGTTCAAACTCTCGCCACACGGCAGGGTCTGCAAGCGCAGGCCCAGGCGACCACCACGCCGGCGGGCAAATACTATGACGTGGACCACGCCGAGGTGACCAATCAGATCAGCGAGTGGACTTTGCTGACCTATCTAGCACAGCATGAAGGCTTCGATATTTATGTCGAAGGCACCACATTATTCTTTCAACCGCCGCCGACAACATCGAGCAGCGCGCCATATGTGGTGACTTACGATGGCAGCGGTGCGGTGCCGGTCGCCAGCGTCAGTGACCTGGTCATGCAGCGCAACCTCACGTTGGCTAATGACGTGATCGTCAAGGTCATTTCGTGGAACCACGAGTTGAAGGCGCCCATCATTTCGTCCCGCCAGGCGCAGAAAACCGCTCAACCGACCCGACCGACCACGATCCCGCCGACCACCTACATCTTTCGCGAACCTGGGCTGACCCAGTCGCAGGCCGACGCCGTGGCCGTCGCGCGACTTAATGATCTCACCTTGCATGAACGCCGGATTCGTATGGTGATGCCTGGCGACCTCACCTTGACGCCACGCTCGATCGTAAGCCTTACTGGTACGGAGACGGATTTCGACCAGGATTACTTCGTCAGTGAACTGCGTATCGAGTGCGCCCTGGATCGTGGCTTTTCGATGCGGGTCGAGGCGAAGAATAGCAGTCCGCAATCGGTTGTTCAGCTATGACCGAAGGGCTGCGCGACATCATACAGCGAGAAGTTGAGAGGGCACTCAAGCGCAGAGGCTGGCCACGCATTGGCCTGGTCGACAGCTATGATCAGACGCGCCACGCCGTGAAGGTGAAATTTCCCGACGAAGACAAACTATCGGGCTGGCTGCCGATCGGCTCGGCTTGGACGGGGAACGGGTGGGGTTTGCACATGGCGCCGATTATCGGCGCTCAGGTTGTCGTCTCGTATCATGACGGTGACCCAAATGCCGGCTTCGTGTCGCATCAGCTGTATAGCGACGTCGACAAGCCGCTTGTTGTGCCGTCGGGCGACATGTGGCTGCAGCACCAAAACGGGATTGCTCTGAAACTGCACTCGAATGGCCTAGTCGAGCTGATATCGGCGAACATTCAGGCGGGTGCGGCGAATGCGACCTTTCATCAACTGGTCCATGACGCCTTCATGACCCTATTCAATAACCACTCCCATAGCGGCGTGCAGCCTGGCAGCGGTACGACGGGGGTGCCGCAGACGCCAATGACGCAGTCGCAGCTGACCCAAAACCTGATGGGGGCGTAATGGCCGATGCAGCATTGATTTGGCAGAATGATCTGTCGTTCAGCCCGACATCTGATCTGCTGTTGACGACAGGTTCGGAAGCGGGACGGGAACGGGTGATCCGTCGTTTGTTGACAAATCCCGGCGATTACCTT